TGTTTTAACACAAGAAGACGTAGAAAATTATAATGACGCTGAAATAGAAGCTAGTTTAGATGGTCCAGAGAAAGAAGAAACTAATGAAAACGATTATGAAAGAAAGTTAAAAGTGTTTAGATAATATTCTCGACAAAAAATAATTTAAAATAATTGGACGGGGACTTTACCTCGTCTTTTTTTTTGTCTATATTTTAAATAAAAATTCGAATATAAAATTAACTAATTAAAAAAAAACAAAATTATGAGTAGCTTAGACGCAATCCTTAACCAGTACGAGAAAAACCAGACACCAAACACACAAAAGAAATTTGTGAGTAACGAAGATAGATTAAAAAAATACTTTGCCGCTTTCCTACCTAAAGGACAAAAAGATGGTGAAAAACAAGTAAGAATTCTACCGACAAAAGACGGGTCATCACCATTTAAAGAAGTGTGGTTCCATGAAGTTCAAATTCAAGGAAGATGGCAAAAATTATACGACCCAGGTAAAAACGCAGATGGGTCACCTACTGGAGATAGAAGTCCTTTAAATGATGTTGAAGAGGCTTTAAAACTTACTGGTAATGCACAAGATAAAGATTTAGCTAGACAATACAGGTCTAGAAAGTTTTACATAGTTAAAGTTGTAGATAGACAAAATGAAGAAGATGGTGTTAAATTCTGGAGATTTAAACACAATTATAAAGGTGACGGTATTATGGATAAACTAGTACCACTATTCCAAAAAAGGGGTGATATTACAGACCAAAAAGAAGGTAGAGACATCACACTAATCCTTAAACAAGTTAAATCACCAAACGGTGTAACATATACGTCAGTAAGTACTATTATGACAGAAGACCCATCAACATTAAGTGATGACGCGACTTCAAGGGAAGAGTGGTTAGGTAATGACGAAGTTTGGAAAGATGTTTACGCACAGAAAACTGTAGAGTACTTAGAAGCTATCTCAAAAGGTGAAACACCAGAGTGGGATAGTGAACTTAAAAAATATGTGTATTCAGGCTCAGAACAAACAGAGATGAATACTGATACAAAACAAACAGAAACAGAAAAAGAAATTACGGACCCACAAAGTAATTCCCCACAAGATGAGGATTTACCATTTTAATAAAAAGATATGGCAATAAAGAAAAAGAATTTTTCAGAGATTAAACAAAAGTTTTCTAAGAAAGCAATATACAAAGCAGATAGGTTTTTTGATTTGGGTGAAGCCTTTATAGACGCGACCGGATTACCCGGTCCGGCTATGGGGCACATCAATATGATGTTAGGACATAGTGATACTGGTAAGACCACAGCATTAGTTAAAACAGCTGTTGATGCCCAGAAAAAAAACATATTACCAGTTTTTTTAATCACTGAACAAAAATGGGATTTCGACCACGCTAAATTAATGGGTCTAGATTGTGAAAAAACTGAGACTGGGGAATGGGACGGATTTTTCCTCTTTAATAACGACTTCCAATACATAGAACAGATTACCGACTATATTAACGAACTTATCGACGCTCAACTTAAAGGTGAGTTAGAATACGACTTATTGTTTTTATGGGATTCTGTTGGTTCTGTACCTTGTCAAATGACTTTTGAAGGTAAAGGTGGGAAAATGCATAACGCGGCCGCATTAGCTGATAAAGTGGGCATGGGGATTAACCAAAGAATTTCAGGGAGTAGAAAGGAAAGTGCGAAATACATGAACACACTAGTGGTAGTAAATCAACCCTGGGTTGAACTACCAGACAACCCATTCGGTCAACCAAAAATAAAAGCTAAAGGAGGTGAAGCTCTTTGGTTAAACTCAACTCTAGTTTTCCTATTTGGGAATCAAAAAAACGCTGGTATAGGGAAAATAACGGCCACAAAAGAAAAAAGAAAGATTAAATTTGCTACTAGAAGTAAAGTTTCTGTTATGAAAAACCACGTTAATGGGTTAGGATACGACGATGGTAAGATTTTAATAGTAGCACACGGGTTTTTAAAAGGTAGAGACAAAAAAGACGAAAAGGAATCTATTGATACGTATAAAGAACAAAATTCCTCATATTGGAATAGGATTATAGGTAGTGAAGGTGGATTCAACATCTCTGATGAAGAGACTGGAGAGTTGTACTAAAAATGTTGTTTAACCTATAAAAAATTACCAGTGATACACACTCTTATTATTGACGGAAATTCCCTATTTAAAATAGGGTTCCATGGTGTAAAAAACTTTTACAATGACGAACAACATGTGGGGGCTATCTTTCATTTTGTCAACACAATTAAAAAAAGTTTGATAGATGATGGATACGATAAGGTTGTTGTTTTTTGGGATGGACAAAAACACAATGTTAAACGAAGAGAACTGTACCCACCTTATAAAGTTGGGAGAAAACGGGATATGGTCAGAGAAGATAGTGAATCCTTCCAATACCAACACAACAGAGTTAAAGAATACCTAGAAGATTTATTTATAAGACAAGGAGAGTATGAATATGCGGAAGCAGATGACTGTATAGCGTACTATTGTCAAAACTCCCCAGAAGAAAAAAAGACAATTTATACTGTAGATAAAGATTTAACACAATTAATATCGGAAGATGTGAAAGTATATCTTGCGTCTACAAAAACTGAACTAACATATAAAGATAAAATACCTTTAAGACATATTTCTGTACCACCATGTAATATACCTTTAGTTAAAATTTTGGTAGGTGATAGTTCAGATAATTTTGGTGGTATAGAAAAGTTAGGTGAAAAAACTTTATTAAAAATGTTTCCAAAAGTTGTAGAAGAATACATTAATTTTGATTATATTTTTGATATTAGTAAGGAAATTATTAATGAATCTCCTAAGAATGTTATAGCTAATAACATCCTTAATGGTAAAAGTAGAGAAGGTGAGTTTGGTTTAGATTTTTATTCTATGGGGACTAAATTAATAGATTTAAAAAAACCTATACTAAAAGAAGAAAGTAAGAAGGAAATAGACGAATTGATTAACTCACCACTGGACCCAACAGGGAGACACTGGAAAAACGTTATGAAATTAATGATGGAAGATGGGTTATTTAGGTTTCTACCAAAAAAAGACGATGGTTGGTCAGAATACTTACAACCTTTTATAATATTAGGAAGAACAGAAAAGAAAAAATATAAAAAATTAAAATAAACAATGCTATGAAAATTAAGAATGATAATTTAAAAGATATAACAAAATTTGAGTTTCTATTAACCATTGACGACAACATTATTTGTCAAAGATACTTCAATGTTAGGAAATATAACTCAAAAACAATGGACAGTATTGATGTGCATGATACCATGTGTGACATATCAAGCGGGCTAGAAGAAGAGCTCATAAATAAGTCTATTGACAGACTTTATGACGAATATAACCCTTATCGGTTTAAGAAAGAATCTGATGACAAACTGACTATTGTTGATAAACCTACATTATGGGATGAAAAATTTCATCTTATTTTAAAGCTAAATGGAAACGAGGTATACCACAGAATTTTACCTGCAGGGATATACCCACCCAAGGTAAGATATACTGTGGACATTAGACCTATCATACCTAGAATCTTGAATGAGTTATCGGACACTTTGTCACGTAAACAACTTAGCTATTATTAGCAGAGAATACACATACTAAAACTATTTATTGTTACACTAAAAGATGCACATGACTACTACTAATGAAAATTTTGGATACCTAGGAAATAACTTCCAACTCAAACTAATTAATCAAATAATAACCGACAAAAAATTTGCAGCGATAATTCTCGATGTTATAGATTCTCGCTATTTTGATAATCAATATTATAGATTGATTATGCAGATGGTAAAAGAATACTATGAGAAGTATCAAACCACACCTTCTTTCGAGGCTTTAGACCAAATCACTAGAATAGAAGTGACTTCTGAAATGGCACAAAGAAATATATTTGATATGTTGGTGGAAATTAAAAAAATATCATATGAAGACCATTTATGGGTACAAGAAAAATCTCTTAAATTCTGTAAACAACAAGAATTAAAAAAAGCTATTAAAAAAGTTAATAAAATTTTAGAGAAGGGGGATTTCGAATCCTATGATAAATGTGAAGAGTATATAAGGGATGCCATTCAGGTAGGTGAGGATGGTGAAGGAGCTATGGATGTGTTTTCTAAGTTAGATGAGGCACTACAAGAAGATTTTAGACACCCAGTACCGACAGGAATAACTGGTATAGATAATTTATTAGATGGTGGTTTAGCTAAAGGTGAAATAGGTGTTTTTTTAGCACCAACCGGGGTTGGTAAAACAACAATGTTAACTAAAATAGCTAATGAAGCTTATAATGCTGGGTATAATGTATTACAAATATTTTTTGAAGATAACCCTAAAATTATACAACGTAAACATATAACTTGTTGGACTAAAATACCATCAAAACAACAATCAGCAAAAAAAGAAGAGGTTTTAGAACTATTAGATAAAAGTAGGACAAAAGGTAGGTTAATATTGGAAAAATTACCATCAGATAGTATTACAATGAATAACATAAAAAATAAAATAAGAAAATTAGTATCAGAAGGTAATAAATTTGATGTGATAGTTTTAGATTATATAGATTGTGTTATACCTAGTAAAAGTTTTGAAAATGAATGGAAAGGTGAGGGGGCAGTTATGAGACAGTTCGAAACTATGTGCACAGAAATGGATATGGTGGGTTGGACAGCAGCACAAGGAAATAGAACTTCTATAGGTTCTGATGTTGTAACGACAGATATGATGGGTGGGTCGATAAAAAAAGCACAAGTTGGTCACGTAATCATATCTATTGCTAAGACATTACAACAAAAAGAATTAGGGTTAGCGACTATTGCAATAACTAAGTCAAGGATAGGTCAAGACGGTATCGTATTTGAAAACTGTAAGTTTGATAACGAGTTTTTGGAAATAGATACCGCACAATCACAAACTTTCCTAGGTGTAGAAGAGGATAAGGAACAAAGAAATAGAGATAGGGTCTCTCAGGCTCTACAGAGAAGAGAACAAATAATTAATAAAAATAAAAGTTAAAATATATGGAAGTATCAAATAAAATTTTATCAGACATCACTGTTTATATGAAGTATGCGAAGTACATCCCGGAGTTAAATAGAAGAGAGACATGGGAAGAATTGGTAACACGTAATAAAAATATGCATATAAAAAGATACCCACACCTAGTGGATGATATCGAAGAAAAATATAAATTGGTATATAATAAAAAAGTTCTACCATCAATGAGGAGTATGCAATTCGGTGGTAAACCAATTGAG